CTCATTAAAGGAAATTATTTCAACCTTATCATTAAGGTTAGCGGCTGGACTAATAATAATTGAAGTCCTATCTGTAGCCGTAAAGCTAGAGGCTGCTTGGTAGATACCGTTAATTATTACGAGAACACGGTTTAACTTGTAAGATAACTCATTATTATTATCGTCAACACCTGTGAAAGTAGTTTGACCTGCCGTAGCTGTATATTCAAAAGTTTCAACGGAAGCACTATCTAACACACTATTAAATGCAACAACGTTTAATTCATCAGAAGAAAAAGTAGGTACAGTCAAAGTAATACTTACGCCGTTAGATGCAGTATAATCACTTGACGATAAGAAAACACCGTTAAGTGTTACTAAAATAGAGTTAGGAATATAAACTAAACGTTTACCATCGTTATCGTTACCAATAAAAGTAGCTTGACCAGTCGTAGCGGTAAAAGAAAAAGTTTCTGTACCAGCTACATTAGCAAAAGCGCTAGTAACTTGCCGGAGAGAAATGTACTCTTTAAGATCGCTTGGAACGTTAAAAGTATTGCCATCATTATCTGCTTCAAAGCTGTAAACTTTTTCCATACCTTGAAGACGGAGTTCGCGATAAGCGGTTTCCGAAGCGTAACCAAGGGAATCCTTGACAATCGAATCGGGTAGAGACTCCGAGTCCCTATTAGACCAATCTCGCACTTTCGTTACAAGCGCATCATAAAGAGGTGTAGACATAAGAGCCTCCTAAGTACTCACAATTAAGTCTGGGTATTCCGCCATGATAACTCTTTTAAGTTTCTGGACTTCTTCCTTTGTTTTCATAAACTCAGGATGATGAATATCGAGACCGTGATTTTGTAAAATTTCAATAGCGATCACATCGGGTATCGTAGCGAATTTTCGATAGTGACCTTTTCTTGCTTGAGGACTAGCATCTAATTGCTCCCTTTCAAGCTTGACTTGTTTTAAAAAAGGATCAAGGTCTTGCGTAATACGCCAATCTGCCTTAACACCTTTATCATAATAAACTTCACCCCTCAGGGTAGAATCTTTAATATCGATTCCAGGAGTGATATCCCATTTCTTCATTGTCCTCTCCTACGGAAATTAAGATGAAAGAAGTTCATCAAATGTTTGATTGCGACCTAAGTGACCTACCTTGATTACAAGAGTAGTAGTAGTATAAGTAGTCGCGCCTACTACAGCCGAAGTAATTGTTGTATCATCATCGCCTGTTACAACATAAGCAGCATCGTTAAGTTGGTAGAAACGGCTTGAGTTAGCTGCTACCCCACCTGAGGCTGTCCCTGTTGGGTTTGTAATTTTAAGAACTAAAGACATTAGTTATTCTCCTAGAATAAAGGGGGAGACCCCGAAGGATCTCCCCACAGAAATTACTTGAGGCCGTAAATAGCGCCTGAAGCTTTCGGGTTTTTGCACTCAAGGGTAGTCTCTTCTACGAGCATACCAACAGTGCTATCACCTTTCTGACCTACGTCTACTTCGCTCATTGGACGAAGAGTCGCAATGGCCCAGTAGCTTGGATCGTAGATGAACGCAAATGCGTTACCGAATGAAGTGTTCGCTGTAGTAGTAGTATACGTAGGAACATTCAGACCCATGATGTAGTTTGGAACGATAGCAATATCGCCAAAGTCACTCATGTAAACGTCGATTGACTGACGCAGTGAACCAGTTTCGTCAACGTTACGGCGAGTGTTCACACCTGAGGCGTGGGCCAACGCAGAAATGTCGCGACGAATTTTTGGTGCAGTCATCAGAGTAGTAGCGTTACCGCCCTGCTCGTAGATGCCTTGCATTACTGTGTCGATATCGGCAAGGGTAATGGCGTCGTAGCCATCAGCAGAACCTGCAGTGATACCTGTTGAACCTTCGCCTTGGTTAGCAAGGGCTGGTGAGGCGCAATCGATGGTTGAAGAACCGTCGTCTTTATAGACAACAGTGTCATCATTGTTTACCCATGAAGTGTAACCACCCATTGTACGAGCACCTGAGCCAGAGGCTACTTGGTTGCTGTTTACAATGTCGGCTTCTACGTCACGACGCAGTTCTGTACCGCGCTTTTTCAGCTGGTAAGCATACTCATCAGCAACACCAGCTTGGTCTACGGCACGTTTCGTACCTGAGACAGCAATAGTTTTACCGTTGATCTGTGTGAAGTTACCCAAGCGAGTCCGGTTAGGACCAGTTTTGTAAGCTTCCGCACCTGATGCACCATCGGCGTTTGAGCCAGTTGCATCTGGAGTTGCATAGTCAGCGCCTTCTACGAGACGGCTGTTACCAGGGGCTTCGAGGCTATCTGTTTGCCATTCGTGGTATACAGATGTTGCTTTCGATTTACCGATAGAAGATGTGAAAGGAGTCTCATCACGGGTGATCATGCTAATAAAATTAGCTAGATCTTCACGCTCTGAAACGTTAGTGTTACTCGTGCCTGAAGCAATGCTTGCAGACGAACGAGTTGCATATGGATTTGTTGCCATTTAAAATCACCTGATTTTTTATTGGTTAAGAGATTTTGAGGCGTAGTTACGGAGGAAAGCCATTTGATCGTCTTGTGAAGCATCCTTTCGGAATGCACGAGCCTTCATCATTTGGTCAGCGTCCCGCTGTTTTTGTTGGGCTGGTTTAGCCTTTTTTACGGGAGTTTTCTTAATAGAAGCCTTAGCTCGTTTCTTAGCACCAGTATTGACACCTTGTTTAAGTTTGCGGTAATCATCTAATGCCTTCACAATCGATACATCGGCTACAGTCATCATAAATTCTTCGGATAGTCCAAGTTCACTACCGAATTCCCGAAGGTTCGCAGCATACTTTTCGTCGTATCCTGGGATTACTTCTTCAATTTCAGTAAAGAATTTTTCTACTTTCTGATTCCACTCTTGCGCTTCAGCTGTTTGTCGCTGTTGTTGCGTTTGAGTAATAACTGCTTCACGGGTATTTCGAGCTTCCCAATATGCTTGCTGTGCTTGTTCTCGCTTATCTTTAAGTTCGGCTAAATCGTAAGTATTACCTTCTTCCCTAGCTTTCTTAATCTCAGCGTCAACAGCGTGATACTGTTGAGCAAGTTCTTGTTCATTAACAGATAGCATAGTATTAACGGCTTCAGTGAGACTAACAAGTTCACCGAGACGTTGTTCTCGTTCCGCTTCAATTTCTTTCCGTGCTTCGCCTAGTTCGCGACCCTTCTTTGAGAGATGTTGTTCGGTAGCATATCCTTTGCGAAGTTCGGCAAGGGATACGAGGGATTGTTCACCATCAATGGTTACGGGAACGTGGACCTCCCAATCAACTTCATCTTCTTCGTAGGCAATAATTTCGTCGGTAGCGTCTTTATCAGAGGCATCTTCGTCTTCATTGTCTTCTTCAGATTCTTCATTAATCTCGTCTTCAACATCATCTTCTGACTCGTCTTCATCCATTGGGTCTTCTGAATCGGACTCGTCAGGATCGACTTCTTCTTCAATCTCATCGGGTAGAGATTCCATACTAGGTACTTCGTCCTCATCGAGGAACTCGGTACTAGCTAGAATGTCAGCCAAGATTTCATCTTCAGTGCGATCGGTATTAACATCAGTAGAAATGGCATCCTCATCAAGGGTAGCGACTTCGTTTACTTCAGTATCATCCATTATTTCTTGTCTCCTTTAGCTTTTGTAGGTGCTTCTTTGGGTACAGCTACTTCTGCTTTAATATAATCTCGAATTTTAATCATGTTGCTCAAGGTATTCACAGTATCTAAAACTCGTACTGGATGTTGAGCAATCATCTTAATATCGCGTTCAATCGCAGCTTCTAATACTGCAATCGCTTTTTCTTTATGTTCGTTCATTTAGTTGTCCTCAGTTAAAATTGGAATGTTCTTCCCGTAAGTTTCAATAGAAATTAGTTTCTCTTTTACAGAACCTAAAGCTAAAGCTGTATTATATAAGAATTCACGGCTCTTAGTTTCATGGGGGTCTGTCTTAAGCCACTCTACAAATAAGTCTACTAAGACTTCTCCGTAAGCGTCATTAAAGAAATTCTCGCGTTCCCGCGAAGAAAACTCTGATTTAATCAAAGCTTCCTTAGCGAGTACGTCAGGATGAACCTTTCCAGTCAGCTTCTTCTCAGCTGTCTTTTTATATTTATCCATTTATATTTGTCCTTGTGCCATCATCTCAGCCATCATAGCTTCTTCTTCCTCAGAAGGAACAGCAGACGCTGGGGAGACGGGTAATTGATTAGACATGGCCTGAATGCCCGTCATAGCGAGTTGGAATAACTCTTCGAAGTCGGGGCGGGGTGGTAAGGACATGCCATCTTTAGCAGCTTCCAAAGCAAGTTTAGACCATTCTTGGTTAGACTTATCAAGGGCGACTGCAAGTTGTTTAGTATTGTCTTGCAGAGAATTATCTGCTTGAACTTGGGTATAACGAATGTTAGCTTCATTCAAAGCCATTTGGCCTTGTTGAACTGCTTGAGCAATTTGTTTCTCCATTTGAGCGTCTTGTTGCTGTTGAGCCATAGCTTGTTGTGCTTCCTGTTGGAAGGTTGGGTCTTCGTAATCCCGAAGGTATTGTGTAGGGTCGAGACCCATAGCCTTAATAGACTCGTAAGCTAGCGCTAAACCAGCCTCAGGTTTAACCGCAATACCCTGACCCGCCTGTTGGAGGGCTGGAATAATTTGAGTTCCAATAACATTAACTTTTTGCATACGAGAATCATTACTATTCTCACCGACGTTAATATTCACTTGAACATCCATTGTTTCGGGGAGTTTAGAAATGTCTACGGATTTATAAGCGCCTTGGCTATTCGGGGTACTATACAAAGTTTCCTTCATGTTTTGCCGCATAAGATGGTATACACCAAGAATGCAACGCTTAAACCCAGTCTCAGCAAATCGACGAACAATATGTTGAATACGTTTTTGAGCTGCGCTTTGTACTTGAGAAACCTTTTGCTCACTATTTCCTGAAACATATAACGCATCATTTAACCCCTGGGCTGCCTTCGACATACCCGTTGCTTGTTCTTTATGTAGTTGCAAGAACTCTAGTAGGGGTACTGTAGAAGAAGAAATTGCCTCTGGGGGCATTTGAGATACTGCCGCTGCTGGATTACCATTAGTAGCAATAATTTGTTTTGGTTTCATATTTTGGAGGGCGCTGAAATCGACAACATTCGGGTCAGCCAACTTCGGAGAATAATTAGTAAGGTAAGTATTCTCGACGAATCCTCGCATAATAGCTGTGCTCGCCAAAGTAGACGATCGAACCATATCAGCCATTGAAAGACCATAGAATTCATGTGGAATTTCAAACGGACAAATGGCTGCAAGAGGAACCATATCAATGTCTTCTTCATAAAGGATATGATCTCCCACAGTGATAAAGTGTTTTAACTCGGCAATGCCATCACCATCACGGTCAACCCGTAACCACGATTCTGTTACTGATACTTCTGTGTTAGCTTCAGTACCAAAGAAATCGTTTGCA